CCCAGAACCGGTCGCGGTAGATGTTGCCCTGATGGTAGTTGGCGCGGATGGAGGTGCACCCCGAGATGGAGCCGTCCACCCGGATCGAGGCCACCGATACCCCGGCGGCGCACTGGTAGAACTCGTCGCGTACTTCGGCCTCGTACCGGCCCAGGAACCCTTCACAGGCGTAGCTCAGGTCGATACGGCCCTCCTTGCGGGTGCGCCTGATGAACTCCAACACGCGGCGGAACTCCTCGTCGGTCACTTGCAGCGAACGGTCCTCTTTGGCCCGGCCGGAGGGGAAGATCGTGGCGATCCGCCAGTGGGTGACCCCTTCGGCGATCAGCAGCTCCTTGAACTCCTCCAGACGCGGCACCAGCGGCGAGGTGACGCAGGTGTGGACGCTGTCTGCGTTCAGTGCCCGAAGCTGCTCCGCTGCATCACCACAGATGAATCGTTCAAATATGGTCAATCACCTCCCGTGAAAGGTGGAGGGCGCAGACGCGCCCTCCCGCCGCTGTACTCCTCATCCGCCAGTGATGAGGGTGAGGATCTCACG